AAGGTGGTTCCGTCTTTGAACTTTAGCGTCCCACTCGTCCAGGCTACCGTATCATGATCCGACGCGCTGAAAGCACCATCGAAGACCCAGTCTTGAATGGCGATGTCAGCGAATCCGTTGTCGACCGCTGTCTCTACGTCGTCTAACCTCTGTCCGTCTTCAGCAGAAAGTTCATCGAGCGATTGTGGCGCGTCGATGACTGATTCCCAGTTTATTCCCTCAGGGAGCTCTGTCTCCTCTTCGTATTCGGGTTGGTATATCTTTTCTTTTTCTGCCATGTGTTTTTTATAACTTATCCATGAACGAGAACCCTATGTGGAGTGAGTCTATCTCGGGGCTCGTATTTCCATTTGGGTGAAGTTCGATTCTCATCTCTAACTTCTCGCCCTGTCCTTCGAGTCCGAAGTTTCCCTTCATTGCACCGGTCCTGTTGATGGTTGTTTCACCGTCGAGCTGATCTACCTGTACCCATCCTTCTGCGTCCGCTACGGCCGTCTCCTTTGAGTTTGTTCGTGTTGCTCGGTACTTCACTACTACACTGCATCCTGCAGGCAACGGCTCGGCGAGTAGGGGCTTTATGGTCCTGAACAGTTTCTCTATCCCGCTCTTGGTCATGTTTAATTCGAGCGATTCGTACACTCCCAGTGCTTTGTTGTTCTGGTCCGTAACATCTATTCCGTAGGTTGTGCCATCCTTCCATGCGACGTATAGGTCATCTCCGTCTGAGGCTATTGCACCTATTTCCGTTCCGGTTAGTTTTCCATGGCTTGGAACGTACTCGAGGTTTAGCGCTCGTGGGTTATTGAGGTCAATGCGTCCAATGCTGTACACTCCGTTCCTTGTGCCTCCGTTCATTGCGAAGTGAGGCATGGTGTTGTGGGTTACTACTCCTCCCGGGTATGTCGTTCCGGTCTTTGGTATCACGGTTAAGGGTGATGTTTCTCCGAAGTTCCAGTACTTTAGTTTTCCGTTACTTCCTACCTGGGCTACTACTCCGCTTTCAAGGAATCCCATTCCATTCACTCCGTCTCCTTGTGCGCTCTTTTTGTCATTCCAACTGTCCGCTTTTCTGTCCCATGTGATGAAGTATCCTTCTGATAGGCCGGACATCTTGGTGCCGTTTATGATTCGGTCGTTACGATCAAGGAGCGCCTTGGCCAAGGTTCCGCTCGGCATTCTAAGGGCCGCAGGGTTGAATGCGTCGTTGTAGTCGTACATCGCATTCAAATCTCCGTCACACACGATTACCACGCCTATTGCGTTTCGCATGGTATGGAAGTCGTTTGAGTTTCCGTTGGTGAATGTTCCGACGGTTGTTACGTCCGCTATGGTTAGTGCACCAAGGAATGCGTCGAGGATGATTCTCTTTAGCTTTGTTTGGGTTGCGTAGAGGATGTACGTATCGCTGGTTGATTTGAATTCGCACGCTCCGGTTATCTTTCCGTCGGGGTCGGTGTACTTCAGTACCCATGTGCCCGCAACTTTCGCGTATATTTTTCCTGTGTCTCCGAAGGCAAGGACGTATCCGTTTGAGGCTTTAAACATTGTGAGTGCCAAGTCTGTCACGGTTGTTGCGCTGTCCTTCTTCATAGCCTGGTTACACTTGAGTGTGTTCTTCTCTCGGATGTTTAATCCTTGTCCGAACGCAAAGGAACCTCGCACACCTTTTGCAGGCAGGGGCGAGATTCCTCCGTTGAAACTATCTATGGTTAATGTTTCGAGGTCGTCCATATGGTTTGTTGGTTAGTTCCACCTTGAGCTCTTAGCGGTGCCTCCTTCTCCTTGTGAGTTATCCGCCTCGATCTGATTCCTTGCGAGGGCGAGGAGTCCCACTACAGGGTCGAGCACGTCGGCTAGTTCGGCTTTTGCCTCTGCGTACTTCTTTGCCTTTCTCAAGCATGCGGCGAGTGCTATACGGACCAATGCCTCGTCTAATTCCGGTGGTGTTACTGGTTCGTCTTCGTCACCCATATCGGCCAGGTTTCGCCACTCCTTTGCGCCGTATATACTCATTGTCTTTCCGTCCACTGGTATCGGTGTCAGGAAGTAGAATCCGTTGTGGTTGGTGTAGCATGGGTCGGTGTCTCCGTCCTGTTTCCTTTCCTGGAACTGTTGCCAGTTTACGCGCCTTCGTCCTGCCTGTCCTTCTGGGTACTCTTCACCTTCCACGTCTATTTGGTAGATGGAGTTTGGTTTGAATCGGTACGCTCCGCTTGGGTAGTCGTAGTATTCTCTCTGGTCTACGGTCTGTTTCTCGAGTGCCAATTCGAGGAACGGCCACTTGTAGAACGCACACACGGTCTTGCCGGCGTTGTCGAGCCATCGTTCCTTCATCTCTGGGGTCCAGAAGCCGTCGATGTTCGATGCGCTTATCCTATCGTCGAGGTCTTGGAGGAGTGTTTCTTTTGTTGCCATGTTAGTATTTTATCTCATAATCGGTCCCATCACCATGTGCCGGATACTTTGTTTTCCAGAACGGTGCGATGAGTTTTGCTGTGAGGTTCAGTACTACCTGGAGGAGTTTACCTACTTGTTTTCCGGTGGTTGCTGTAATGCTTGTGGTTGCGTTCATGATGACTGCACGACCTGCGAGAAGTGAGGATGTTACTGCGGTTGTTACGGTTAGCACCACACCTCGTTGACTACACACTGTTGCGGTTGATACCACGGTACTTATGAGCATCTTCATCACGGTCCTCATCACCGTTCCTGATACCTCTACCGAGCTCTGGATTGTCTTTGCTATTCCTTTTGTGAAGGTTGATGTTACCGACGTTGTACCTGTCAACGTTCTCGTCATCGACAATGTTTTTGTGAGCGTTGATGTTACTGACACTATCGAACTTAGGACCTTTGCCTGGAGTGTTGATAGGTCTGCTGTGATTAATATAGTTGAGGTGAGGCTTTGAAGGAATACCCTCGTTGCCGTAAGTATGCCGGACACACTTACTGTTGATGTGATGGTTTTTGCAATTTGTTTTATCAGTGTTGATGTGATTGCGGTTGTTGCCTGGATGATTTTAGAAATACTCTTTATTACCGATGATGTGACTGAAGTCGTCGAACTTAATGTTTTCGACATTCCTTTTGTGACAGCTGATGTGAGTGCTGTTGTTGCTGTAATTGCTTGACTTGCTATGTTTGAGAATGGGTATGTTTTACCTGATCCTGAGTTATAAAGTTCTAATACTTCACTCGAAGTCAACGCAGAACTCCACAAACCAAGTTCATCAATCATTCCATCCCAATAGTTTCCTGTACCAGCTTCATTGCCAACAAACACACCTCTATCTGTGCTTGTAAGAGAACCTGCAATGTCAACCGATTTTGTTACTGTTGGCTCTGCTCCGTTTACGTATATCTTAAAATCAGTTCCATTCCAAGTGACTGCTATGTGATAAAAAGTTCCAACCGACAACGGTAACGATGTGGTTCGATAGTCTTTTATAATTGTACCAGAACTATTGAATTGAATACCACGAATATAACCATCAACAAGTCCCTCTAATGCGATGTTGTTGTTACCTCCAGACGCAGGTCTTATGTTGAACAGTGTCCTATTGGATAGGTTTAGCACATCTGGATTAAACCACCCTGCGTACGTATAAGCATTACCGATACCAACAGCGTATGCTGTTTTTACAAGTTTAGCGTTTGTTCCATTGAATACTGCTCCATTGTTTATTTTTCCTGTTGCATACGTTGCGTTTGTGTTTGTAAGGGTTGCACTTCCAACAGAGTCAACGGCGTTACCTGATGACTCGTCTAGTTTCCAATATGCTACTGGTGTTGGTATTGCCATATGGAGCGACCAGGGTGACTCGAACACCCCTGTGTGCCACTGTCGCTGAGACGTTCAGGCGCCTGATCGTCTCTTACGCTACTACCACCTTTACGGTGAATGCGATTGAGTCTCCGTTCGCAAGTGCGATGCCGGTAAAGTCTCCTCGAACGTACATGTCCCCCGCTGTCGATGCATTGAATAGTCCTGCCTCCGACACGGTCTGGGTTGATGCTGACGTCAAGGTTCCTACTACCTGGTACGTGTCGTTTGTGACTGTCGTGGTCACGCGTGACTTGGTACCGTTTACTCGTGCCTCTGCGCTTGGTGTTACCAAGGCGGTCTGTGTTGCGGCCGCTGTGGTGGTTCCTGTGCCCCATCCGATGTATGTCGGTGCGGTCAATTGGGTTCCATCAAGTGCTGATGTGAGCAATGCTCGTCCTGTGTTTGTGTAAACTGTTGCCATGTTGTGTGTGTTGGTTATGAGCGAGGTTTGAATTCAGCCGAGGCTGTACCCATCTCGCTCGATGCTATCACTCCAAGGTTCTCCCACCGACCAGTGAACGGAATGCGCTTTTTCCCTAGCCATCGCCATACTCTTTCTGAGCAGTGCTTTGGTTTACGGTCCCAGGCAATCCTCCACACGCGGGCCTTGATCTCCACCTTCGGCTTGGTCTCCACTGTTGAGTCGCTCATAGTTAGAATGCCTTATCGTCCTTCTCTGTTTCCTTCTTGGTCACCTTCACCTTTGAGCCTTCCTCCTTTGCTCCTATCTTTGCCTCTTTCTTCTTGAGTGCGTCTTCCCTTCGTTTGATGTCGGCCTCACGTTCCTCGAGGTCTTTAATCATCTCGGCTCGCTCTTCTATCGCGCTCTTGATGTCATCAGGTACGCGGATGTAGGTTGTGCCGAATGCTTTCTTGTCCGATTCGAGGAAGTCTATGAGCTCCTTATCAGAGGTCTCGAAGACACCCTGTTCGAAGCGAATTGCCTTTCCTGGAACCGTCACGACTCGCCCTTCCACCTCTTTGGTGAATGTGGCCTTCACGATGATACGAAGTGAGAGGTATCTCGAAATGTATCTCGCTATCGGATTATGGTTTTCAGTTGACATGCTTGTTGTTCTTATTTGTTAATGGGTCTGCTTCGGCCGGCCCTGCTGACAGCGTCTACTCTTGTGTGTTGTTTTTGTGTGTTAGACGCTCTCCGCAGGGTCGGTTGACCCTTGCGTTCCCTGTTTAGAGGGATGCCTTTGAGGCGATTGCGTGCCTTGATTCCTGTTCGAACTGGAGTCCGACTTCAGAAAGGTACTCTTCAATCTTCTCGTCAGCACCGTTATCCTGGCGGTCGGTGATGAGTTTAGTATCACGACCAGTAAGGAAGCGGTAGGTGATGGCCTCCATATCGAGCACCACGCAGTAGTTGCCGTAGGTTGTACCTGTGAGCAATTCGTGCTTGATGAGGTTAAGGGTGCCTTGTGCTGAGATGTAGCGGACGATCTGTACACCGTAAGTCTTTTCTGACTGAACGATGGTTACCTTGTTCTTTGCCCAGAGGTTAATCTGTGAAATGAACGAGGCTGATGCGAGCGCATACTTCTCAGTGTTACCGTGACGGAATGCGTCTTCGAGGAAGGTTTCAAACTCTGCCTCAGTGTCTACGTTCGCTGTTGCGTAGGTAGTGATTTGAGGGATGATACCTCCGGTGAAACGCTGTGGCTTGCCGTTTGAGCCGGTAATCTTCGCTTTCTTTCCGAAGAGGAATGCACGTTCGATGTCGATAGCGTGTTCGATTCCTTTCTTACGCCTCTGGTAATCGAAGTCATTCTCTTTGATGAATGTCTTGGTTGCCTTTGAGGTTTCAGTTACGCCGAATGGTGTTCGGAAAATCTGGCAGTAACCTACCTTTTCTACTGAGGTTGTGCCCTTGATTTCACGGAGACCTGCGCCTTCTGCGTTGGCGTTACCGATGATCCATACCGTGAGGGATGAGAGGTCAACGGTTCCAGTTGCACCGCCGAGCTCTGCCTTCAAAGTCAAGGTGTCGGTTGCGACTGTCTTCACAACGAAGGTGTAACCCGATGCTGTGAACTTGATAACGTCATCTACGGAGAAGTTGACTCCGGTGCCTGCGGCTACATCGACGGTCAATTCTGCCGCGATGTTCTTGCCGGTCTGGCCTGTTGCAGTAGTACCTTCACGGGTACCGAATGCATCTTCGAACCATTTGAATTCTGGGTCGATGGTCTCCTTCTTCTTAAGTGACTTCTTCTGTTTGCTTACTGGGTCTTCTCCCTTCACGCTGGTCAATATGCCGAGCAAAGGGTAACGACCGATGTCAAGCAATGCAATGACGTCTGCTACGTCGTATTTGCGTCCTGCAACATTTGATGTGTCGCGAGTTGCCATAGGTGTTTATGGTTAGTTTCTAATGTTCGCACCGTTTCGGATTGTCTTCAGGATTATCCACTGTGTGGGTCCGTCTTAGGTCCTGGCGGGTGTGCTCCGCCGTACGGTTTTATTATATCAAACCGTGTTTAACTTTACACTCCCAGTCCACCAAGGAAGTTGTTCGACTTGCCGGCGTTCACGATGCCCTTGAGAACCTTGTCCTCATCGCTCATCGGTTTGCCTTCATCTCCTCCTTCCCCTTTCTCTACTGCTGTTCGCAATGGTTTCTTATCTTTCTTCTCTTCCTTTTTTACGCCCAAGGCTCGGTCTGCTTTCTCACATGCTGACTTGAGTGTCACTACTTCGCCCTTTGCGTTTGCGGCCTCGATGATCGATAGGACCACGTCGCGGTATTCCTTATTCTCTTTCAAGTGTGGATGGGTCTTTGTCGCCTCTGCGATTTCTCTCTTCACGTTTCCTCGGACCTCCTCTGAGCGTTCGAGTGTCTCCTGGGCTATCTTCGTTGCCTTCTCGGTAATCTTTCGATTGAGGTGCTTTGCGAAGTCCTTTGGAGTCATCTTGCTTATCTGGTCGTCTGTCAATCCTAGGTCAAACTCTTCTTCCTCGTCGCCCTTCTCTTCTTCAACGGCTTTGAGTCCCTTCTTTTTAAGGAAGTTACCGGCCATCTCCAATGCTTTGTCAGCGATCATCCCCTCGAGGTTGGTGTACATGTCGATGATTTGCTTTGTCGACTTGCCTTTGAATTTCTCCGGGAGTTCTCCTTTGTCATCCTTCTTGTCTTTCTTTCCCTTCTCTTCCTCTTCGTCTCCTTTCTCATCATCCTCGGATTCGTCCTCTTCCTCGGTTTCTTCTTCGTCTTTCTCATCGGCCGAGTCTGAGTCTTCTTCCTCATCTTCGGCCGCGTCGTTTTCTTCCTCGACTTCTTCTTCGTCAAGGATTTCTTCGTCACGGTTCTCGTCGATTTTTGGCATGAGCTTTTATTGCTTATCGGTTAATTGTTTCTAAGGCTTGAGAGGCGTTGCATGAGTGACTGTGCACCCTTTGCCATTCCTTTCACCGCCTTCCCTGCCATCTTCCCTACCTTCTGGTATGGGAGTTCGAACAGGTCTCCATCGTTTTCAGTTGACTTTCGGTAGTTTTCTTCGTTGCCGAAGTTCTTCCTGATCATCTCCTCACTCTGTTTCTTTCGAGCCTCTTCGATGGCCTTACTTGCTGTTCCGTCTAGACCTTTCTTCATGGTCTTTACGGCGCCTTTCACGGCCTGTCCTGGGCTTGACCTTAACGCTGTGAGCCTCTTTGTGAATTCGTCCATGGTGTTATTCTTTTAGTTTTAGGATGTACGCCTCTTCGATGCCGTCCACTATCTCTTTGAAGCGTTCCAGTCCGTTTATCTTTTCGACCTTGGATGTGTACTCCGCACCAACGGATTCGAGCGACCGTCCTTCTGTACTGATTCGTCGTAGGTCAATGATTGTGGATTTGATTTCCTCGTCCATCTTCTCTACTAGAATCCTCCATCCATCCGTTCGCTTGAGGTCCTGTATGGCTCGCCCCTCTTCCATTACTTCGTCTTTGTCCATGTTATTCGCCGTCGCTATCGAGGTTGTCGAGCGAGAGGCCCTCTTCCGAGTCTTCTCCCATGCCCTTCATTCCTTCCTCGCTACCTTCCTTCATAGCCTCGAGGGAATTGATGACGGCGTCGATTGCCTCGTTCCTTGTCATCTCTGCCTTTACCCCTAACTGCATGTCAGCCTCCTTCATGATTTCTTCCTTGAGGGTTGCTACATCTTCAGGGGTGAGTTTCTTTTCGTTCATGGTGGTGTTCGTTTATGCTAATGGGAATGGCTTTGCCCAGTTGTTGAGCACCGCTACTCCGTGGACCACTGCTGTTGGCGTGGTGCCTCCGGTGAAGTCTACCTTCATACCGATGTACCTCTTGGTGCGTTTCAATTGGAACTGGTATGCAGTGTCGGCCGCTACTGTTACTTCTGCACCTCCATCTACCACTGATGGGCTACCGAGGTTTGATGCGTCTGATTCGACGAACGATACCTTGAGCGAGGTTGGTGTACCGGTGATTGCACCGATTGATACCATCGCTAACGCCTGTTCGAAGCCTACGTCCTGGCGCATGTCGACACCTGTTCCAGTGCTGTCTCCCGAGACGGTTGCTACTGGATAAATGTCCGCTACCTTAATCCTTCCGCGTAATTCTTGTGACATGATCGTGTTGATTATGGTTTGTTAATTCCGACCTTTACCCTCTGAACCTCTTGATGAGGTTTTGCAGGAACCCTCCTTGTGCCGGTGCCATTTGTTCTGGTACCGATTCAGGTGGAACCATCGCCTCTGGTCCTGGTCGGCCTTCTGTGAGGAGGCTACGGACCGGATTGTCAGCAAGCCCTGGTGCAGGCCCTACTGGTGCCTGTGGCGCGGTTATAGGGGTCGGAGCGGGTGGTTTAGGTGCCACCTCTACCTTTTCTTCTGGGACGAGCACGTCTATGTACTCTTCGTATCCCATTTCTTCGAGGAGGAGTTTCTGAAGGGTCTCCTTCTTCTTGGTCCAGTTCACCATTCGTACTGGGTTACCATCCTCTGGCTTGTCGTCTATCACGAACATTTGGTACATGTCCGTCAGTTCCTTTGCTTTCTGCTCTGGGCTCTTTTCCTTTTTAGGTTTGATTTCTACCCGGGCGTCAACGATAACCTGTTTGTCTTCTTTGCTGAACTTGCCCCATCGGATTTTCTTTCCGAGGATTCGGAATGATTTTTCATCTCCGAGGAATGCCTGGTTCATTTGGATGAAGGCGTTCGCGATGTCGGTCAGTGCTATCTCCATTTGCTTTACAAGGAGGCTGAACCTGATGTTTGACTGCGCGAGGAGTATCTCTACCTTCGAGGATGGTTCCTGTGATGAGGCTGGGCGTCCTCCGGTGTACTCACTCAAGGCGAGTGACGATTGGATTTCGCGCCTCAAGATGTTGTCCTTCTCAATCCATTGCCTGCTGATTTCGGGTGGCCTCTCGGTCACTACGTCATCTGATTTCTGTAGGTACCATATTGCGCCTGGCTTATGCACGAGGTCTGAGTCTTTGTACCCTGCACCTTTCTTTACCTTCCTGATTGGATCGAGGCTGAACACTATGTCGTCCATCGCCTGGTTTCTCGAGTCGGCCATTTCGTGAATGGTTGTTTCTACCGGTTCGAGTTCGCTCATGCCGTAGAATTCCCAGTTCACCTTGATGTTCGGTAGGTCGATGAAGCATTGTCCTCCGTTCACATTGACGTATGGGTTGTCTTCGTTTCGTGCCACTACCCTTCGGTTCATGATGGTTACAAGCTTGCCTTCGATGTGGTCGAAGCATTCCCATATTTCCACCTGTCCGTCTCCGTCGTTTTTATCTGGTGTCGATGAACCGTTTCCGCTCGTGACGTCGATGGCGTTGTCTTTGCGCTTGCCATCATTTATCTGCGCCATCTTCATCGTGTTTATTTGGTAGCGTTGCCTTCGTGGGTCATCGATGATTGCGCCTTCGTCGATGGTCTTCCACTTCTTGCTCTTTGTGAGCGCTACTTCTACCACTTCTCCGTTGTCATTTTCCTCTTGGATTTTGTACAGGATGTTTTCGCCTCGTTTCTTTTCTGCCTGTTCTATCAACGCCTTTGCTTTGAACGATTGCTTGATTTCCCATCGTGAGTTCTTGAGCCTGTTCATTGCCTGTGGGTCAGGGTAGAAGAGGAAGTTATCTGTTACTTCGATGTATGGGTCTCCGTTCTCGTCGCCGTCCCACATGATTTGGATGATTCCGTTTCCGTAGAGGAGCTGTGCGTTTATCCAGTCAATCTTCTTGTCTTCGAATCCTGTTACCTGAAGGTCGTACTCGATGAGGTCGTCCCACTTTCCGATTGCTGTGTTGTTGATGTCTTCCTCTTTGGTTGGCAGGATGTCGATGCTTATCTCTGCGGCCGCGAGCCGAGGTTTGATTGTCTCGATGATTTCGAAGCCTGTTGGTGGCATGATGCTCGTTCCGTACGCGTAGTTCAATGCGTCTCGGTACGCACGGTACAGTTTGTACATGCGGAGGTTCCTTTCGATGTATGGCTTGCGGAACTTCTCTGCACGGTCAAAACGGCTGGTCCACAATGATGCGACCTTCCGTTCTTTTTCCTCGAGCGAGTCCTCCGATTTCAATTCTACTTCCACCTGGTCGGGGAGTTTTGTTTCGGGTCGTGTCTCGATTTCGTTTTTTTCTGCCATGGCGTTTGGTTGTTTACTGTATTGTAACACCGCGAACGTATTGGTGTACAGTTGTCAACGTGTGCATATCCACAGCATGTCTTTACGCCTCTGACATTGCCTTCCTTGCGAGTGCTATCTTGAAGTATATGAGCGCGTGGAGGAGGTCATCTTTTCCGGTCGATACCCATTCCCTCGACGGTAGCCCTATGCTATTTGTTACGGTCCTTGCGTATGTTGTTTCTACGTGCTCCACGAGCATCTTCACCGCCTCGTCATATGGACCATAGAAGAAGCGTATCCTTCCGCCTTTCAGGTCTTCAACGAGCATGTCTATGATGCGGTCCCTTTCGGTTAGGACGCGTATCTCTTCCTCGAATTCCTTCTGGTCTTCCTGGAATCCGTCGTCAGCCCATCGGATCACCTTTGCTTTGGTTGGGTCATCCTTGTACCAGTTCACCCACACACGGCCCGGGAATCTGTTTGCGGCCGCAATTGAGTCGTGCGGTTTGTATCCTCCGTCGATTACGCAGTACCTCACGTCGTATACGTCCATGAGTTCTGCCCACCTATCCCACTTTGATTTGCCACGCTTGCCCTGGCTTTCCTGATACTCCTCGCTGTCCTGGACCCTCGCTATCACGAACACGCCTTCTTCCGTTCCGATGTGGAGGTACAGTTCGCGCTCCTGGACGTCTACGCCCATGCACGAGTTCATTTCGGTGTGGTCTCTTGATGTGAGGTTCCTTAGGATCAGGTCCTTGCTGATTCTTGAATCGCTCGAGACGTATGGGAGTCCGAGCTTGTGGTTGTAGAAGTACTCCATCGTCGCACCGTTCCTTCCGCTCTTTGCGTCGTTGTAGTAGTCGACGAGGCTCTCTGCGCTTATCCACGGAATTATCATCTGGGTGATTTGGTACCCGATTCGCTTTCTGTTTGGGTACTTTGCTTTCCACCCTCCGGTCCCTATGGGGTTCTTCTTGCTCTTTGGTCGTACCCATCGCATGTCGAGCACCTTCTGACACTCGGCACACACGTACGCCTTCTTCTCGAGGCTTACGTTGTCGGGCCATGTCATGTGCTGTTCGTGCTTGCAGTGTCCACAGGTGAATCTCCAGTACCTCTGGTCGCTCTCAAGGAACACTTTATTGATTCCGAAGTTCGGGACCGTTGGGGTTGAAATGTATCTTTTCTGTCTCAGTGAGTCCCATCCTTCCTGACGTGAGTCGTATATTCCGATACTCTTCATTTCTGACTTGTCTAATTCGTCGTATGTGTTTCGGTCGGATGTGAGCATGAGTGATTCGCTTTCTGACTTCGTTCCTTTGAAGTAGAGGAAGCCTTTTCCGAATTGTTTCTGGCTTATGCTCTCAACTTCCTTTTCTTTCACGATGCGCTTGATTGCCGGGTTGCGTTTCACTATCTCGTTCACCTTCGATGGTACGAACTTGTTCACCGCGTCGATTGTGGGAAGTGTGTGGATTTGGTTTATGCCGTAGTACCTACTGTCGTGTATCTCGGATAGGATTGCCCACGTCGAAACACCCGCTTGTGACGGTTTCTGTACCACTACTTCCTGACCGTCTTCGTCTGCCGGTAGGTCGTATAGTTCCTTCAGGAAGAAATGCGCGCTGTTGTTTCCCACGTCGACAGGCTTTCCTTTCTCGTTCACTATCCCCTTCGCCTTTACCCACACGTGAGTGCTCGCCATTACGGCAGTCTCTTCGATTGATTCTGGGTTATTCATCGTCTTCGAGTGCTTTTAGGTATGCCTCCGCGGCCGCTTTCTCTGCCTTGGTTGGCAGTCTCTGCTCTTCTACCTTGATTTCACCTGAGTGTTCTATCTCTTGTTTTGTCTTACCGATTGTTCGGTCGAGGTATTCTTTTGCGGCCGACACGTCTTTGTCTTTGAGTGCTGACTGTGCAAGCATGTCGAGTATTGCAACGAGTCGTGTCCTCTTTTCTATCCTGATGTTTCCCGGCTTTGAGCGGTCGAGTATCTGAATTTCTACCTCTTCGTTGACGTGTTGTTTTCTTGCCTCTATGAGCGCAGTACTGCCTGCAAGTGATTTAGGTGCGCTGTTGTTTACTCGGAGGTCTTCTACCTTCACTCCCTCGCTTTTAATTCGCTTTAATTCTCTTTGAAGTTGGACCTGCGTCATGCTATCTACACCCTTCACGCCTGCTTTTGTTAGGCGCTCTATGAGTCTTTGTTTTTCAGTCTGTCGGCCCACTCCATTCTCGCTCCCTTGTCGTGGAGGTCTAGATGGGGCCGTGACGTTTGTCTCGGTTCTCCCTTGTTTCATGTTCATAGTGTAACACCCTTATAAAAAAGCGACCAGTACCTCTGTGTACATGGTCGCTTGCTGTGCGGGTCACGGCTCTCCCGCTACCGAGATTGGATCACCTCCTTTCTGACCGACGTTCCTACGAACGTGGCGTTTGGAATTGTTCCTCCCTCGAGCATGATTCTTGCTATCCGCAGTTTGAAAGGGCAATCTTCACCGGACGGACACTGTTCCTCCTGAGTGCTATTCAGATTGAACGGCTCTTCGTACCGGATGAGACGCCCGCAGTCCTCGCAAATTATTTTCATGGGTGGCTGTCTCCTTCCTCTCCATTCTATCGTGCCCTCTTCGCCTTCGCACGTTTCTTATGCACCTTTCGGATGGCTCTCACTTCCACCTCCCACAGTTGCTCTCCTTTGCCGAGTATCACGTCCGTGTCCTGGAATAGGTCCTGGTAGGTTATGTGTGGGCGTTTCTCCCCTACTACCGCGTATAGTTTCTTTGGTCTTGGTATTGCCATTCGTGTGTTGTTTGTGTGTTTGGCCTAAGGTATCATGTTCCTATGAGCTCCTTGGACCCTATTGAAGAAATGCACCGATTGAATCTTTGGTACTACTGGATGTACATCGCCCCACTTTGATGGGGCTTTTTATTACTTCAGCTCTATCTTATTTCCGTTGTCATCCATCAATTCGTACCATCCGCATTCCACGCATTCCCACCCTATTCTTGTGCGTCCGTCTACTGGGTCTTTAAACCTTGTTGGTTTGCCCCAGTTCCATCCTAACCAGTGTGTCATCATGTGTATGTAGTATCTCATTTGTTTTATTTGCTTATTGGGGTACCAGGGAGTTGAACCCTGCCATGGATGGATTATCCAAGGACTATGCCATTGGGGTACACCAAGTGCATAACAGCTGTCCTATCAACCATTGCTCTAGCCTATCGAGCTCGTACCCCATGTGGGAGGACGTTGAGTCTGGAACATCCTCCCCTTAAAAAATCAGCCTCGGGGTGTAGTGCTTAGACACCCTGTTGGCGCCTGCTTGCGGGCAGGGCCCTCACCACGAACGTGTGACCGCTCCTATGGTTTCCCTTAGGAACCCACTATCAGGACCGATCACACGACGATTACCTGTAGGGGCTTATGATGAGGAACCTACCCACAATCAATGTGCTATCCCCTACTCCAGTCTTCCTCCTGATTCTTTCCGCACCCTATGCACCTTCCCAGTTCGTACTGATGTTGACCGCACCCTTCTTCCTTTATCCCGGCGCTCTTCAGTGACTCTATCACGATCTTGTCGAGGTTTTTCTGCATCTCTACCCCTTCCCTCACCATCCTTTCCTCCACCTGGCTTACCCTTGCGATTTCTACCTCGAGTGTCTCCAGTGTGATGTCGATGCATTTGAGCCTCTGCTCTGCCTTATCTATCACCCCTGCGTTCATCCCTGCGTAGTTCCTGAACTTCTTTACCTCTTCCCGAAGGTTGAGCATGGCCTTCAGTGTCTCCCTTACCACGTGCATGTTTTCTTCTCTTGTCATTAGAGTGTTGGTTTAATTTTATCCATTCGTAACACCTTCTTCTGCATCCATGTCCACAGGAACCTTGGGACCATCTTAGGTTTTGGCCGTAGGTATCCAAGTATGTCCTCGAGGTACTGATGCATGTAGTCCCTCTGCACCTGACGTATTTTTTTTGCTTGCTTGTTGTTCATATCTTGCTTTGACGATGTTTAAGTTTTCTGGTCTCCAGTTCCCTGTCTTCATGGTCTTTGCCCTGAGTGCCTCTGGCCGGGGCCATGAGTATGCTACCCCTATTCTACCATGTTTCATCTTTTCTTTTCCTTACCGCATACCCACATGCAGTATGCCATGTATCCGTATTTAGTCTTTTCTGGTGCGTAGCATTTTCTTGTACAGTAGTGTGTCTTTCCTGTTCTTGATCGCCTCCATTGGTGCAATCCTATTTTGCATAGTATCTTCCCTATCATGAGGTCGAACATCATACTTTTTGTGCTTGTTTGCCAGTAAGTTTTTCCCATCTCTCCGCTATCGTATTGCAGTATAGGGGGTCGAGTTCAATCATCACGCACTTTCGCCCGAGGTGTTCGCTTGCGATGAGGGTTGACCCACTACCTCCGAATGGGTCGTACACGATTTCTCCTGCCTTCGTGTTGTTTGGAATTATCTTTCGTAGGAGCCCTATCGGTTTCATTGTGGGGTGCAGTTTCGATGCTGATGGCTTTGGGTGGAATATGACGCTCTTCGACTTTGGGCGGTTCATCTTGTGCCTTCCGTACCAACAGTATGCGGCCACCTCGTGCATGGGTAGGTAGTCCTTTCGGCCCACCACCACGCTGTTCTTTACCCAGATGAGCATTTGGCTGTAGTAGAATCCTGCCGCGTCTATTCCGTTTCGTAGTGCCCGGAACATGAGGTCGCTGTTGAATATGTAGCAGGCGTTGTACTTGTCGAGGTATGGTTTGATTGCGTCCATCCAGTCTTGGGTGAAGATTGCATACTCTGCCTCGGTTTGGATGTGGTCGTTCATGATCACCTGGACGTTCTCCTTTCCGAGCTTTGCGAAGTCTCGCTTGCCTTCGACGTATGCTACTCCATAAGGAGGATCTGTGAGTATCATTTTTACCGTTCCCTTTGATTCCTTCATCACTTCCTCTATGAATTTCTTATCCGTTGAGGACCCACAGGCGAGGATGTGGTTTCCGAGTCTCCACTTCTCCCCTGGTTGTATTTTGTGTTTCATTTTAGGTCTGGTATGTGGCTAATAATGTGAGCGATTACCTTTGCGTTGAATGCGTTTCCGAGTGCCACGTACCTCTTCCTGTCGCTCATGGTGTCCGTGTAGCCTTCCCTTACCGACTGGAGCCTTTCACACTCTATTGGTGTCAGTCGTCTTGTGTAGTACCCATCCACCACGAGGTGGTTGTTATCTTCCCATAATGAGGTTGTGAGTGTTGGTGTCTTGCTCTTTTCCACCCCGCCCTTGTTCTTTCCTCGTTGTCTCTTGATGAGGTATATCCCAGTCTTTGTACCACTGTATCCTGGGCTACTTGGTAGGGTTATCGCCTTTCCTTGTGTCGAATATATTCTTTCACCTTGCCCCCCTTTCCCTATCTTTCCCACCCTCTGGCACACGTAGGTTCCGTTCCATGATGCGAACTGTCGTGCGGTCATGGTGATTGCTTTCTCACCGTTAACTTGTGTGTACTTCTTCTTCAGCCTTATCGGGTCCATGATCCATTTGAGGTGGTTTCCTTTTACTATGTACTTTTCAAGGTCAAACTTCTCTCCTCTCGTCTCGTGGATGATGTCTTCGAGTAGTATCTTTTTGTCCTTTGGTTGTTTGATGTTAGGTATGTTGGTCCAGAATAGCCTCTTTCGTTTTTGTGCCGACACGAGCGCGGCGTCGATCATGATTGGCTCTACTCCGATGTGCCTTGTTATCTCATCTCTCGATTCATTACTCATGCTTGCTACGTTCTCAAGGATAAACCACTTCGGCTTTGCCTCTCTCATTATTCTTAGGTACTCGAAGAACAGGCTACTCTTCTTTCCTCGCAGTCCTTCCCTTTTCGATTTTGCTATCGATAGGTCCTGGCATGGTGAGCCTCCTATGAGGAGGTCGATGTTTCCTTTTATTGGATTTGATGCGTGCCCTCCCACCGTTACTCCTTTTGATGTCTTTGCGTACGATAGGCTCTTGATGTCACCTAGGTGAACAATTTCTGGCCAGTTCCTCTTCGTGCATGCGATTGCGTCCTCGTCTATTTCCGATGCGAAGTATCCTGAAGGCTTTATCTTCAGTATCCTGAGCGCCTCTCTCGCGCACGCTATGCCATCAAATAATGATAGTACTCTCATTGTTATTGTGATGTGATTTCCTTGTACAGCTCGTTCGTGAGGTACACGTCTCCCAATGACCTGTGCTGTGTTACCTTCGTTCGGTCGATTCCTCGGTCGTCGCAGGCGATGCTTAGATTGTACTTGCCCGGTGCCATGATCTGCATCACGCGTTCTGCGTAGGTCCTGAATGATTCGTCCCACTTCCTGTATATTCCGAGCCTTTCACCTTTAACGAACGCCGCGGTGTCGATTGCTGTTTTCCTGAGCTGTTCGAGGAACCTTGCGTGGTCTGCCACGCTCCACTTGAGCGTCTTTGCTGTATGGTAGGCGAGCCATTCGATGTCGAACCTGAATCCGTTATGTGTCACGTGGGCCTCTGATAGGAATGGGTAGAGGACCTCGAGGAATGCTCTGATAGCCTTCTCTGGTTCTATTCCTTCCCTTGCCACGATTTCGTCTGTGATGCCGGTGATTTCCACTATCTTCTCTGGGACCGGTGTTCCATGGTTGAGTACGAATGATTTGCTTTCCTTCGCCTCTCCGTTGATTACTGTCGTGTATCCTATCTCAAGGATTTTACAGCTCTCCTTTTCGAGCCCTGTGGTCTCGAGGTCCCACACGATGTATGTCTTTGGGTAATCTATTTTCATGCTCCTTATTTTATCTTCTTCGCTTTAGCGTTTGTAAATTCTTCCCACCTCCTCACGATGACGTCCACCATTACTGGGTCCTTTTCCATCATGAAGTTCTTCCTCTTGAGTTGTTCGCACGCGATCATGGTTGAGCCCGAGCCTCCGAATAGGTCGAGTATCACATGGCCTGGTGCTGTGCACCTCTTCAATGGTTTCTCTATGAGCGTTACCGGCTTTTGGAACTTGTAGTCGTAGGCGTCCTTTCGATCGCTCTTGTCTATCCATAGGCTTAGGTACTCCCACACGTCTTCCTGTATCTGATTGCCCGAGTCGATTTCCTTGTTGAGGATTTCGCTCATGTTCTTGATTCCTTTGTTCACGAATGGGTCGCCCTTCGTTCCGTACACCACTGGTTCGTATGCTTTGTTGAATGCGTTCTTTGGTGTCACTTGCATGTCGCTCTTTATCCATAGGAGGACACGTTCCGCTTTCACCTTTCGCTCCCTCATGAGTGTTTGCATGAGCCATATGTTTTTCTCTTCGCACCAGTAGAACAGGTGGCAGTTCGGCTTTGCGAACACGAGCGAGTTCTCTATGGTCTTATCGATGAGCGTTGCATAGTCTCCGGTATCCTTTTTCTCTTTCTTTGGATCGAGTACGTGACCTTCGTTTTTGAATATGGTTGGTGGGTCATTGAACACCATGTCTGCTGTCTCTTCGCCCATGAGTTTCTTCACGTCTTCGATGTTGGTTGCGTCTCCACACATGAGTCGGTGTTGTCCCATCTCGTACACGTCACCTGGTTTTGCCTTTGGGTTCTTAATTTCTCGGATTGCGTTGCCTGTATTAAAATTGTCGTCTATCACATCCACGTCATCGAAGAACACCTGAAGGTCTTCATCCCCGAATCCCACCTCAAGGAGTAGGTCGAGTCCCATCTCTCGGAGTTTCTCCTGGTCCCATGAGCCTGTGTTCTTGTTTAACCTGAGGTTCAATCGTTTCTCTTCCGCCGGGCTTAGTTCCCTTGATGGAACCATCACGTCTACCGTCTCGATTCCTTTCTTCTTGTACAGTTTGGTCCTCTGGTGGCCACCAATGAGCACGTCCTTTCGCTTTCCGATGTTGATCACCACTGGGATGACCGCGCCGAATTCGCCTATGCTGTCTTCCAGGTCTCGCTCCTCCTGCTCGGTCATCTTACGCGGATTGTAGTCGGCCTCTGTGAGGTCGGCTACTTTCCTTTTCTCTATCTTCCAAGTGATGTTCTTCATTTTTTAGTTTTGTTTTTTCTCTTCACACGGACCGTTTTGGTCTTTTGGCGTTCCGACTTCCTCTTCTGCAATCATGCTGTCGAGTGTCTCCAAGCGTTTAATGTCGTACTTCTCCGCCTCGATCATGTCTTTGAGCCTGTCCATCACAGTCACCTTCTTCATGGTGATTGTATCCATGTCCGGTGTGACGGTGAGTACCCTGTCTGGGTTCTCTTTTGCCATCGCCTCGAGCATCTTCACCGACACCCTCCTATTCAGTACCTTCTCCAGTTGTTCGTTTCTCAGTGTCACCAGTACTTGGTAACTTGTAAGGCACGTTGTCATCTTTGATGTTGTTTACCTCCCTGTTAAAAAATGCGAGGACGAGTTTCTCCGACTCGAGTCTCTTCCTTGTATCGTTGATTAAGTCTTCACGTTCCTTTTCAGTGAATGGTTCCTCCACGTTTTCCCATCCATAGTACTTCACGAGTTCCTCTATGGTTGCGTGCTTGTGGAAGTGAATCTGGAACAGCGTGTTGGCGATGTTTTTTTCCATCGTTGCTTTTACCTCTCCGAGCCTGTAGAGGATCATCTCCTCTTGAGTTAGTTCTGGTCCCATTATTTTTCTATGCTTAGTCCTGCTGTTAATGCTTTCCGACCGTTCTTCTTTTCCCACTCTCTAACGGTCTCCTTTCGGATTGACCTTCCTCCGCTGTTTCCCTCGCGGTAGAGGGTCCTTCCGATTGGTGCTCCGTCGAGCGCCCACATCTCGTTCATGGTCCTCAGGTTCTCGTGGAGTTTCTTACGCTCCTCTGGGGATGATGAACGGTTGAGGATTTCTTCCTCTCGTTCCCTTTCTGCTTGCTCTACCTCCTTTTGTTTCTCTAAGGCACAGCGACACTCTCCTTTCTTCTGGTGCCACTTTCCGTATGAGCATTGCCATTCTCCGCTCTTCACCCGGCATATTTCTTTGTACTGGGCGTGGTTGTACAGCCCTTCCACCTCTGCGGTGTTTACTACTATCCCGAGCTCGCGGATTCTGACCATGCTGTGGCCACCTTGATTCGAGATGTGCTCTGCGAGTTTGTCTCCGGTCTCTTGTGTGAGCCAGTGAATGAGTCCACTCTTCATGAGCAGGACCCTCTTCTCTTCGTAGTTCACGATGTCCGTCATATGGTTGCCCCCGAACCTGTCCCGCCGTTAGGCTTTCGAGGTCCGAATGTTTTTACGTTTGATAGCCACTTGTACAGGCGTCTCCTGATTTCGAATGTCTTTTCTGTTTCCCACCTTTGTTTGGTCCCGCTCTTTGTTGGCTCAGTCCAGTATGTATAGAATTTTCGAGCCTCCACGAGCACGGCCTCCCTTGGTGCACCTGTCGTCTTCACCACTTCATCGATTATTTGTTCTCGATACTTTGGTGTTGACTCTGGTGAGAAGAAGTCCTTTGCGAGTTCACCTGGCGTTGGTTCTTTTTCCTCTGCCGGTATTATCCCGCCTGGTTCCATTTGTTGCTTACTTACTTCTGACGACTCTGTTTTATGGATCGTGTTTGTTTGAGTTCGTGTCATGTGGACGAGCGTTCGAATTTCGACGCGCTTTTCTCCATCGTACACTCTCTCTATGAACCCATATTTTTCGAGTCGTGTGAGCGAACCTCGTACCGAGCGTTCTCCCACCCTTGCGACTTCTCCAATCTTTTTATCTCCCGCTGTACACTTCTCGCCTCGTAGTCTTTCGAACCAGTAGACGACTGCGTACACGTCACCGTCACTTGGTCTCAGCTCTTTGCAGGCATGGACCTCGTATGGTTTTATTAGAAAATCTGGATTATACATGTGCTCCTTTAAGTTTTGCTTCGACCTTTACGTCATCAGTATACCATATTTCCAACACCAACGTGCGGCTACTTGTCTGCATAAGGTGTGGACAAACTGTCGGCTTGTTTTAGTTTCATTTTTTCCTGCAGTTTTTTGATTGCCACCTCCTTTGCTTTTTCATATCCGTACCCTTCAGCTAACTTCCAGAAGTACTCGCTCTCTGGGAATTCATATCCGTTTGGGTCGAATTCTGTTTCCTTCAGCATCTCGAGGAAGTCATGCCATTGCTGTGTATCTTCGAAGTCTGTGGTGCTCCTACGTCTCCTTGCCTTACCCTCGAGGAGTTCAATGTCATACCCGAGCGTTCTATCGAGCAGTGTCTCTCTTCCTTTTCGTTTTAGTTCAGGCGACACGTCTCCGTCGAGGATGTCTTGGCTCTGTATGATCCAGTACTCGAGCACCGGTCCGTTCATAAACTTCCTTTGCTGATCTACTTCTGGGTTGTACTCTTGGTATGTTACCCTCACGGTCTTTGGTTCCCAGTCCGATTTGACGGTTGACTTCAACATCTCGAGCCACTTCTCCTTCTTTTGAAGTTCACCTGGTCCTGGCGGTATCACCTGCGTTTGAGTGACACTATAGTACAGGGTGATTTTTTTCGTTCGCATAATGTTTGTTTAACCTATCCCTTCTTTTAATGAGGTCATCGACCTTCGACCATTTCTTGAGGGTCGCGTCATCTGCCCGGTTGAGCATTATCCAGTCGAGGTACTCTTTGATGTCACTTCTCGATGCCAGTTTGTGCACGTCCTCATAAACAGGCAGGATGCACCACCGCTCGTTTACCCTTCCTTTGTTTCCGTTCTGGTAACTGATGAGGTTGTGATGCCACTCGATTTTTGTGTACGGTCCTTTTCGGATTCCAGTCACACAGCATCTCTGGTAATAGGGGTCGGCCGCCATTTCGTCCCGGAGCGCTTTAGGAATTGGTTTAGTTACGCTCATTGGCTTTCTTGATCATCTCGTTAATCTGGTTCACCAGTCCCTCGTACTCCTTCTCCGCTTTCTCTACCTCTTCCGCTTTTTGACCTTTTATCGAGCTCTTTTTTCTTGTCCCCTAAATCCCCAATCTTATCCACAATCTCTTTATGATCGTCTAGACCGAACACTGGTCTGAATGGTAGTAGGTCTATCATATTTGTTCTATAAAATGGAGCGGTATTCCACGAGTATTTATGTTTAATTTTTCAATCGCTTTTATCAATGCATCTTCTCTATCGTTTGCGTCTACGATCGTGACATACTCATGCCCATGAATTGAGAACCATACTCTAAACTTTTTCATGTGTTTGTCTGTGTTCTATACATGCGTCTTTTAATTTTTTGTGCGCCTGTACTATCATTTCAACTTTTTTCATGTTCGTGCAGAAGCATGTGTCAGGTATATTTATTGCAACTACCATACCGCATTTTTCACATTGAAGTTGGAGTATGTGATCTATTTGGATTTTCATATTTCTGGTATTGGTTCTGGGTGGTATTCGACCTGGTACAGTCCTTCGTCATTGAGGAAGTCTTTGATGTCCGGGACCTGGTGAAGTGTTCGGTAGCTGTCGAGGATTGGCGCAACATCTTTGAGCGGTGACTTCCACACCTTGGTTGGTATCGCGTACTTGTTCGAGAAGAATTGCTCGCACCTCTCCATGTTCAATCCGTAGTGCGCCATCCTGATTCGGTACACCAGTCCTCCACCGTGGATCATGTATGCAAATTTGGTGTATCCTTGTTGTCCGAATAGGTGCTTGATTTCGCTCATGGTGAATTCGTGCTTTTTGTTTTCCTTGCACCACTTGTACACCATCCATAGCGAGTGCACGTGTTGGCGGTCTATCTGTCGTGCGTAGCGTGCCATTGAGCGGCCACAGGCAGGACAGCACTGTCGTTCTTGTGTGCTCATATGAGTGTTTGTTGTGATTCTCTTTCGAGCTCTTCGAGCCTGAGCTCCTCTTCCCACTTTTCAATAAATTGAGTCCCTTCCTCCGACGCGCAGTATCCACTCCCAGCAACTTTCCCATCTTCATCGAACAGTCCCCTGTGATACTTTGCGAGCCCTTTTCTTGCGAGCGCTCTCACTGACCTCCTCACCTGGACCAATGTGAGCTTTGTTTCTTCAGCGATGGTCTTCATGTACACACATCGCTCTTCTTCTCCGTTAACATAGTCCACCAGTACCGCGAGACATTTTTGCTCCCTCTCACTCAGCTTTACTTCGTTGTTCATTGGTTGTTTTATTAAAAATGTAGACGTCGTACCTATCCGAGTTGTGGCCGAGGCCGGCACCGCATGCCGCCGTGCACACGCAGTACCCCTTTGCCTTCCTTCCACACCTCTTTCTCACCATGCCGTTTATTTCCTCCGCGAGTTTTGTCGCCTCTTCTTTTGAGAATGGACCCTTGTACACTTTTCGAACGTGGCGGTTGTCATCTATCGATGTCCTTTTGCTGTGCTCATAGTCCACGAAGTCGTACCGGTCCATGTTATTTCACTCCTTTGAGGTTGAATGTATCGACCTTTTTCCATAGGATGATGGTCTCTCCGACCTTTTCCTCCTTGAATTCTGCCTTAGTAGCGTCGCTCCATCCGTGCTGTTTCCTCCAGTTTCGGTACCTTTCAGCCTTTTCGAGGCGTTCCTTCTCCTCTCGGACCCTGTTTTCCTCGTCGATTTTCGCTTGTTTTGCCTGTTCTAGGCGTTTTTCTTCCTCTTTGCGTGCGTTCTCTCGTTCCTCGGCTCGTGCCTTCTCTTCGCGCCTTCTAGCCTCTTCCTCTGCCTTGAGTGCCGCCTCCTTCCTTTCGTTCTCGAGTCTCTTCTCCTCGATTGCTTTCTCGCGCTTGAGTATCTCTTCTTCCTTTTTGCGTGCCTCCGCATCCCTTTCGGCTTGTTCTTTTGCCTTTCGTTCTAGGTCGACTTTTTTATCCGCTACCATTTTGTCGTACATCCTTGCGTTGAAGTAGCCTTCGAATTGGTTGGCGTCCATCATGAGGAGCTCTTCGTCGGTTACGATCACGTTGTCTCCGATGTTTGCGAGTCTCTCTTTTCTCATAGGGAGTTTCTCGGTTCGCTCTTCCCTGATTGCGTTCTCGGCCGCGATGTCTTCTATCGCCTGCAGGCGGTCCTCTTCAGGAGCGATGATTGCGATGAGTTCCTTTTCCTTTCCTGACACCAAGCGATTGAACTTCGTCGCCTCGTCTCTTAGGCTCTTTCCGAATTTCTCAATCATCACCCTGGTCTTCTTAAGCTCGATTCGGTTTTCCTTCACGAGCGCCATCTGTGCTTTGTCATTGAGGTCGGTTGCTGTTATCCCCGATGTCTTTGCGACCATTGCGAGGAGTTTGGTTGTTGGGTTCTCTGGGTCGAAGGTATCGATTGCCTTCTGGTCGAGTACCACTACTGCTTTTTCTTCGTTTGGCATGACTTTGTTTTTATGATTTTTTTACCTACCCGCACCGTCTTGATTCCGAATGATGCGAACCCTTTCATCGCCCTCTCTTTGATGACCTGATTCTTTGTCTTTCCCATGGTTAGAATGCCGATGGCAGGATTACGCTTTTAATGTGGTCCCACTTTTGCTTGAAGCGTGCGAGTTCATCGGTCGCCTCTTTGACCGCCTCTTGCAGTACCTCGTTCGTTCGCTCGACCTTCACTGTGTATAGTTTCATGTCGTCTGCGATCATGCGTGAGTCGTAGGCTACGAAGTGAAGTGTCTCGAGGTCTGGGTTTACCAGGAAGTAGTTCACTATCTGCCACTTGTACTTTGCCGGCACACCGAGGAATGGTGCGTCTGACTTTGGTAGCCCTTTTGCTGTGAGGAGTCCGAGCTCGGCCAACGGGAAGGCGTTCTGTATTCGGTAGAGGATTGCCTTCTTGGTGTCTGGGCTCTTTACCTCTATCGCCTCGGTTACCTTTCCATCCTTGTTTATGATGAGTCCGTCGGGTGAGTTGCCTACGAATTCCAGTCCTGGTGTTTCGCACAAGCACATCCCTACTCTCGTCACCTTCTTGCCTGTCACCTTTTCGAATTCCTTTATTGCGAATACCTCTTCTGCTGTTCCTCGTTCCATCTCGGCGGTTGGCATGAGTATTTTTGATTGCTCGGTTGCCTCCTCTCCTATGAATTCTGCGATGAGTGCTATTTGGGCCTCGGTCGTTCCCATCACGTCATCGAGCTTTGTTCCGGTCACGATGCACCTTCGTGCGTCGTGCCACTCCTTCGTACCTTGCTCTAGGTTGAGTATCTTCATGGTTAATTCAGTTGGCTTTTAATTTCATCCTTTCGTCGTAGGATTTCAGGGTCTGATTTTGCACGCATAGGAAAGCTCTCCCAGATTCGTTTTAGGTCTGCGAGTGATTTTGCCTCCATGAGTTTGTCGGTATACTCGACGATGTTTACCTTCACCTTTGGAATGAAGTCTCTGATGCGGAGGGCGTCCTGGTTCTTACCGAAGGCTCGCACCGATGCCGCGTACACTTGGATTTGCTTTCCGACCCACTGTTCTGGATGTGATCCGTAGAGGGCGGTTAGCGTGTTTCCGTTGGTGATGTTCATGATCATCTTCGGAACGTCCTCTTTGAAGTAGAGGACCTGTTTCTGCTTGGTTCCGTCCTGGGTCTTTACGTCTTCTTCTCCTACGAACTTCTCGATGGTGAGGAGCATTTCCTCTCCTTTCTCGAGGTTATGGCTACCGAGGTAGTCTTTGTCGAGGAAGTTTTTCCAGTGCCTATTTGACCCCTTCTCGACCTTCGTGAGTATCTTTACCCCATCCGCTGACTGCTCCGTTGTCATTGGTTTATTTGTGTTGCTTACGGACCGTGCTTGCGAGCACTGGGCCGTATAGCGTTATG